TGTTCACCTTTAGCACCTTGATCACCTTTAGTACCCTTGTCACCTTTGGCACCTTGATCACCTTTAGTACCTTTAGCACCAGTGTCACCTTTAGCACCTTGATCACCTTTAGTACCTTTAGCACCTACCTCACCTTTAGCACCTGTATTACCTTGAGGACCTTGTGCACCTTTAGCACCAGTGTCACCCTTAGCACCTACATTACCCTGGTTACCTTGTGGGCCTAAGGCACCATGAGGTCCAGTACCTCCTTGAGGACCTGTATCACCTTGAGAACCTTTAGCACCTACTTCACCTTTAGCACCTTGTTCACCTTTAGCACCTTGATCACCTTTAGCACCTACGTCACCTTTAGCACCTTGATCACCTTTAGTACCTTTGTCACCCTTAGCACCTTGATCACCTTTAGTACCTTTAGCACCAGTGTCACCCTTAGCACCTACGTCACCTTTAGCACCTTGATCACCTTTAGTACCTTTGTCACCCTTAGCACCTTGATCACCTTTAGTACCTTTAGCACCAGTATCACCCTTAGCACCTTGATCACCTTGTGGACCTGTCTCACCTTGAGAACCTTTAGCACCTTGTTCACCTTTAGCACCTTGTTCACCTTTAGCACCAGTGTCACCTTTAGCACCTTGATCACCTTTAGTACCTTTAGCACCAGTCTCACCCTTAGCACCTTGATCACCTTTAGTACCTTTAGCACCAGTATCACCCTTAGCACCTTGATCACCTTTAGTACCTTTAGCACCTTGATCACCTTGCGGGCCCGTTGCACCTTGAGCACCTTTAGCACCAGTATCACCTTTAGCACCTACGTCACCTTTAGCACCTACTTCACCTTTGGCACCTTGATCACCTTGTGGACCGGTAGCACCTTTAGCACCAGTGTCACCCTTAGCACCTACGTCACCCTTAGCACCTTGATCACCTTTTGTACCTTTGTCACCTTGTTCACCTTTAGCACCTACGTCACCCTTAGCACCTTGATCACCTTTAGTACCTTTCGCACCAGTATCACCTTTAGCACCTGGATCACCTTGTGGACCAGTATCACCTTGACTACCTTGAGGACCTAGATCACCTTTACCACCTTTGCTACCTTGAGCACCAGTATCACCTTGACTACCTTGAGGACCTATATCACCTTGAGCACCTTTGGCACCCTGAGCACCAGTATCACCTTGACTACCTTGAGGACCAATCTCACCTTTAGCTCCTGGCTCACCCTGTGCACCAGTATTCCCTTGGTTTCCTTGAGGACCAATATCGCCCTGTGGACCTAGTGGGCCATCAGTTATAGGAACTAGAGTAATATCTGTATTTAGTGTAAATTGTTTGCCGGTTAAGCCGGTAACGTATGCTGTAAGTTTATATACAGAGGTATTCTCTAAAGAACCTCCGAAAGTTCCTAAAGCTACAACATTATTTGTATTTGTTATGACAGGTTCTGTTAAATCATTACCATATACTTTGGTAATATCTAAATTATAAGTTCCGACTGTAGTTGGAAAGCTAGTACTTTGAGTAGTACTATTTAGTGTTAAAGTTGTTTCACCCTCTCTTAAAGTAAGCGTGCCCCCACTAGCTGCCCATTCTGGGGTGCCGTCGGGATTAATAAACACCCCATGATTACCATTGGAATACTCAAAGTAAGGAGCAGGTAAGCCTTCTAAAGATCTAACTGCATAGTGGGAAAATTTAAACTGAGAATCGGCAGAATCCTTATAAATACTAGAAATAACTGCATCTTGTTTTAAATCAATTCTTAAATTATTGGTTCCGACATTCGTACCACTGAAAGCTCCTACACTACTACTAACAGTAAGTTCGGTATCAGATTCGATGGAGATAACAGTGTATACTGCCAGTACTTCGTTGGCTGCCAGAGAATCACCTACAGAATCACTATTGTTAGTTGCACATATAATTTGACCTACTGCCATTTGTGTAGTAAATAAAGTATTTGCGCCTGTTATTTTATTAGATTGAGCAACTTTAGTAATAGTACCATTTTTTCTAATAAGACCAAGAGTGTCTGAACCGTTTCCAGCATCAAACCAATAAGGAACAGTTGTAAGCCCTGCTTCATTAGAGCCGTTAGCAACATTAGTAAGAGCAATATTATGTTTTATTAGTTTTATATAATCATTTTGGGCATTCGAAGAAGTACCATCATTATCCATCAATAGATAATGATGTTCGTGTATGAATCTACCAACTCCATTTTCTGCATCTGTTGCTGTCCAAGCTATTGCCGGAATACCTGAGCAATCTTGTTTAAAATCATCTGTAAGAACATCCGCCGACTCTGGATTTATAATTTCATTTGCAAAAACTTGAGGAGGAGTAAAGGTATATCCTCTGCTCTTAAACTCAAATATGCCATTGGCCCCAGAAGCATTAATGTCTTTATACCCGCCATCTAAGAAACCACCTGCGGCAATATTTAGTGCAAGTTTTTCAAACTCTTCTTCTATGAGCGTAAATTCTATTACTACAGGGGAAGAGGTTCTTCCTTCGTTGTCTACCGTTCGTATGGCGAAATTATAAGTCCCTGCTTCAACACCTGTGAATGCGTAAAGAGTATCGGCGTCTTTAGATACAAAAATAGGATCAGGATATTCTGGAATATCAGTTACTATTTCATAACCCTTCAAAAACTCAAACTTAATTGAATTGTTAATTGTAGAACTAGCGTGCTCCCAGTCCAGAGTTATTTGCTCTAAATCATTTAACTTATCTCTACCTGGTATTGCTTTTACACTTTGTGCTTTTGGAACAGTCCCTGCATAATGATTTGATATAGCAGCTTCGCCTGAGTCTATTGTAGCATTAGGAACATATGTTTTGAATACGCCTTCAATAGCAGAATACTTATCGTTATAGTGCTCTGCTGCTGTAATATCATAAATGTTTTTATCGCCTTGAGATATAGAAAGTATTTTGTATTCCTTGCTACTCCCTAGTATATTTAAACCTGCGTCAGTACCTTTTAAAACCCATACATCTTCGCTAGAAGGTGTTTCCGAGAATGCAGAAGCAACTGTTAGAGACGATATAGGGCTACCTATGGTAGTGCTTGAGTGAAGCGCTTTAGTTTCTACTCTAAAATCATCTTTCCAATTTAACAATGCTGGCGTTGTTCCTGACGAACTAGTAAATGCATTTGCTGCTTTTTCTTCTGTATCTATATTTTGTAAAGTTCGTGTGCCATCTCCATTACTATCTATATAGGCTTGTGGAACTACATCGCCTGGATAATAAGTAGTTGAACCTATTGTTACTTCTTTTAGTGCTATTGGAGATGCTTTATTAACAATTATACTAAGTTCATAGTCTGAGGCATTGGTTCCGGAGCTCAACGTTACAGAACTGTCTAAGGGTACTGTTGTTGTATTTCGAGTTCCACTTTTGCTGATTCTTCCTCCGAATCTTGCAGCACTTCGATCACTATCCTGGACATTTACTATATCTCCAGGGGCTAGATACGAGCCATTTATACCTGTTTGAAATGAAACAATCTCATTTTGATTTGCAGCAGTCCATAATTTCCACTTTCCATATCTACTTGCCTGCCCCTCTGAAGTACAGCCAAAAGCTACAGACTCCTGGCTTATTATTCTTTGTGTTTCTGCAATGTTTAAAGAGTCCTCTACTATTAAGGGCTCCAAAACATAGTTATTTTGTGGATTATTCCATTTTACAATGACTTGGTTTGGCCTAGTCTTGCTACCAGTGCTTTCGTACGAGAATGCTCCATTTATAACATTGCCTTTTGTAAATGAGTACACAGGCGCACTGGGCGCATCTATAACAGGAAATACTTTCCCATCTAGGAAGTATAGCATACCTATAAAACTTGTTGCAAGATCCTTCATAACTTTAAAGGCATCTACTTGCTTAGTAAAGTATGCATTTAATCTATAGCGAGGTTCTTGTCCTCCTTTCCCGTCGTCTACTAACTCATCACAGTATCTTGAGATTCTGTAAAGAGCATATTTATCTATATCTGTAGCATCTAAAAAATCTCCTAAACCGTATCTATTATTAGTCAGCATATCAAAGAAAATCCAAGCAGGATTATCAGTATATACTAGCTCACTTCTAAAAGACCCGTCCCAGTCTTGTTCTGAAGTTTCTACAGCTCCTGTAGTTGTATTTCTTTTATATGTGGCTTGAAGACTATCATTTTCTTCTCTTGTAACGTAGTTAGAAGGTACCTTTATTCTTAATCCTCGGCAGTCATAAGTTCTTGCCGGTATTTGCTGATGATTAACGGTTGAAAAAGTTAGATTGGCTAAAGCCGACAGCGGATGAAATAATTTTTCATTAAAAATAGCAGTTGTTTGAGCAACAGAACTCTTTGTCACATTAGTATGGCTTTCCTTTCTTTTAACGTCAGCAGTATAACCTCCGCCAGCCTCACCAGTTCTTCTTCTAATACGTATTCTAAAATCGTCAAAAGGTCTAAAGGGTTCTAAGTTTATTGAGTGTTGGAAAACAACTGCATTGTTAAACTTACCTTTATGGGTAAGTTCTTCATTTATAATTATATAGTCTCCGAAAGTATTTTCTCCAGGATTTTTAAAACCTATCTCTACATAATATACAGCTGCTGTAGTTGCGTCTTCTCCTTTACTATTTATTCTTTTGAAACCGCCTGGATACGATATATTAAATTTTACGCTATCTACGGTGGCCATTTTTGAGGATGTTAGATTAAAGTGGCTACTACCTGAAACCAAACCATTTAAAATAACAGGACTTCCAGTACCAGGACTATTGGAAGGAAGTGTTAAAGAACCGTCTGAAATTTGATTTAATTCTGTACCTGAAGGGGTAAAGGTTAAAGAACTACCGCCCTCTAACATTGCTTGTATAGGCTTCTGACCTAAATGACCTGTTCTAAATTCTATACTAGACTCATCATAGTGTCTGCTGTAGTTAGTGTTTACCCTTTGATCATTGTCTTTCAACAGGCCCTGAACATCAAATTTGTAATTTGTAGATGTGCCTGAGCTTCCTGATTTTGGAAAGTCCCAGTTCTCTGCAAGCTTTACAGTTGTTCCGCTAGTACCTATCGCTAGCCTAGCATAGAAATCAATTTCTACATTGTATGTTCCATCAGGAATTACTTTTTCAAACTCACCATAGCCTTGAAAACGTACAGTATCAGTGGTAGTTCCGTTACCTACAAAATCACCATCATATATATAACCTTCTATAGGTGCATTGTTTAGTGTTAGACCCTCGGTGGTAGGAATAAGTCTTACAGGTTTAGTTCTCTTATCCTCTTCTGTTGGTCTATACCTTCCATAACTATTTCTAGTGAGTGTACGCATCTCCTTAGTGAAAAAGTTGGAGCTATCGGTAGTACTAAGTTCTATATATCTTCTATCACCCGGCCCTGCGTGTCTGGTACTAAGTGCTGTTACTGTTTGTGCAGAGTAAGTATTTCTTACTAGAACATACATCTCTGTACCAGGCTGTCCATAGTCTTCTTTTTCTGCTAGTGTAGGAAAAGGACTTGTTAAATTTGAGTTTATAACTGTACCGTCTTTTGAACCTTTCTCAAGGGTAAGTAGCATATTACCTCGAGAAAGATTATTAGGACTATTATCTGTATCATCAAGCGTATCATTATTTAAAAATACTGATGCGGTACCGTTTACCAACCCCTCAATAGGGCCTTCTGATAGTACGTCTGTTACAGATACATACTGTCTATCCCCAACTGTTCTAGTTAGGGTTGTTGGACCTATTCCAGATCTTGAACCTATTTTTCCTGTTCCATCACTCATATTTAACTCGCATTCTCCATAAGGGCATTTGCCGATATATCGCCGGCAGCATTAATACTGTGCCCACTATTAACAAAACTTTCATAATTATTTATATCTACAGCAATAGGTCTTCCAGGGATCTTTAAACGACCATATAATACTGGAATAGGATCCCCCTCCATAATATTTTGAGTATCACCATCTAACATATAGTTAGCAGGAGCATCCCCATCTACACCAGGATCTTGAGCCATCAACTCTTGTAAGCCTGTAAGTGCTAAATTAGTTGCTAAACTACTTACAAAAGTTCCTCCTTTTGCTTTTACACCTGCCGCAATCTTATCTCCAAGAGTTATCTTTCCTCCGGGGCCTGTACCTTTTATTGGTCCTGCTTTTAAGCCCATTTGGGGAAGAACATAAAATACAAGAAAAGCTGCTGCAATAATTTTTCCTACTTTCTTTGAACCCGCTGGAACAATAGACACTGTAACATCTCCTGTATTTATAGGAAATAAAAAATCTTCTTCTCCTACAGTCTCTCCTTGAAATTCTACCGAGAAATCAATACCATTTTGCTCACATTCTATAAGGTAAGGTCTGAATGAAGGTTTATTTACGGAGATGCACTTAAAAATATCTTGTAAATTATCAGAATCTACAACGAATTTTTCTCCGAATTTTTTTCCTAATTCTCCTTGTAAATATACATTACGTTTCATATCTGTAAACTCCGGTTATGTTTTTCTTCCATAAAGGATATAAATTTTCTCGGCATGAAAGCCTGTGTTCTGCGTGGTGATAAAAAATATCATTTCCTAGATAGACCCCACAATGATTTGGTATGTGTGCCTGAATTGTAAATACTATTAAATCTCCTTCTTGCATATTACCTTCTACGGGTTTGAAACCCCATGAAGAAATATATTCATCTGTAAAATAGTTTAGACCTTTTTCCCACCAATCGTCCTCAAATAAAGGCCTATTAGGTATTTTTAAACCTTTGGATATATAGTAATCTCTTGCTGCCTCAAAGCAATCATTTACTCCAAACTCATAATTCCTTCCATATAAGTCTTTCTCTGCTTTTTCAGGTTTGATTATTTTCATATCCATTTCAGGATAGCTAAATATATAATATATAACCCCGGTAGCATTGCAGTATTTTATATCCATATCGCTTGGATCTGCTGTACTATCTGGATGACTATGTACTACTCCTACAATGTCGTATTTTTGAGATATTTTTATATACTCTCTGGAGTCTATTATAAAATCTTCATCATCTTCTGCTACATTTGTACAAGGAAACCATTTAAGTTTACCCTTCGATACAGCTAAAACACCACAACCTTCTCTTGGATAACATTCTTTAAAGTGGTTTTCTATTTCTGATAAAAACTCTATCATCTAAAATCTTCCTGTTGAAGGGAAGCCTCCAAAAGGAAGTGGGTGAGCATCACTCTTGTTACCACTAGGCAAACTACCGTTTACCGATCTATCTTTAGGCAGAGAATTAAATTTACATTTACATGAAGTTAAGGTTTTTCCACATAAATCTATTCTTTTCCAATAAGGACTTCCTAACTCTGGGATAGTTGAAGAGCTGGATGTATGCGCTAATACACATTCCCAGATTGCTGTTACCGTTTTACTATTTAAAGTAATGGTTTGTTTTACTAAATACCCTAAAGCATATGTTCCAGTATTTGCATAGTCTGCATAAGGTCTTATTTCCGCCCAATAACTAGATCCTACTCCAGAATCTACTGGATGATTATCAGTAGGATGCGATTGATGAGCTTGAATACATTGCCATGCTCGTGTACTAGCACCAGAACCTGTTTTAACATAATTGCTATCTTTAGTATAAGGCGTATTTTGTAACCAGCTAGCTACAGTACTGAAATCTATCTCAGATACTCTTACTAAAAAATTATTATCAATATCTGTAAGTATAGTAGTTGTTTTTGTTGTATTCCCTTTTCCAGGTGCTTTATAAGTAATTTCTCCGTCTAAACTCGCTGTGCATCCGCCCTTGCCATAAATATTTAAACCTTGATACATCCATGAACAATATTTTCCAACCACTTTTCTTCTAGGTAGTTGAATACCTTCTAGGTCGTAAGCAACTGCTAGTTCAAATACTATAGCTACATTTGTCTCCGAAGATACTCTATCAATTTTATACTTTACAGAGGCTAATTCCATCGGGGGTGTTGTAGCAGTGCTATCATATGCTGAGCCCCCTACTAAATACTTAGCTAAAGTTTGTCTTTTTACTACAGTCTGCCCTACTAGATCGGAATACTTAAGACTAGGATTGTTTGCCAATATAGTGGGACCCACATTTGCAATACTAATTGTAGGTCTTGAGATTGCCCCGTCTGCTTGTATTTCCATACCATCCAAAGCCGCAGGTATAGCGGTATATGTATTTACAGTATAATTTCCACTATTATTTGCATCTTTTGATTTAAATTGTATATCTGATAAACTATCATCTTTTCCAGGATGAAAGTAAACCACAGAACCCGAAGGTAATGTTACCTCGAACAAGTCAACAATAGGACTTTCAATCTGTTGGCCTTGTAAATCTGTTGCAATTACATCAGTCATTATGGTTCATACACCCTTCTTAAATTAACATTTAAACTGTAAAAATTATCATACTCGTATGTAATACTGTAGTCTACGAATACAACTTTAATTGTTTTTTCATTTCCTGCCGAATTTGTATCAGGAATAGTAAAATCAAAATCTGTAACCCCGTTTGTACCTTCTAAATAGGTTACTATATCATCAATATCCGCCTTCGGTCTAGTCTTAAAACTTGTACTATAAGTTTCAGTCAAATGATTTATACCGTCTACTGCTCGTTGCTCGTATCCGTCGCCAAAGGTTGCTGTTAAAAGGTTTGGCTTACTAGATCGAGCCATTGATTTATCCGGAGTTACATTACCCAGTGTTCCTCCTACATTAAATCCTATTGCCATTATGCTGCTCCATACGGATTAAGAATACCGCCTGATCGTTTTTGATTTTGTAGTTCTTCTTGAACTGCTGCTGCTACCGCTTTACCTAGTGCTTCTGTATCTGGAGCGTCTGATTGTGTTTGTACAGTTCCCTCTGCTGACACATTTACAACAACATTATTTTGAGTGTTGCCTCCACTTGTCATTTCGACAGGAATTGATTTTCCATTAGGAAGAGGAACGACTGCTTCCGTACCATGAAGAACTGCAGGATAACCTTGGTTAGATCCTTTTGCAATTCCTCCTGTAGAATATCCTGGCACTTTTTTGCCTGGAGAGGCGATACCACCGCTTGCAAATCCAAAGATACTTAGCAGGCCTCCTCCAATCTCACCTAATCCTGAGAACATTTCACCAAACGCACTAGAAAAGAAGTTTCCGCCGTCTTTAAACGTATCTTTTAGTTTTGACAAAAATGGAGCCTCTCCACCTAAAGTTTCTTTAATATCTTTACTGAATGTCGATAATGCGCCGTCTCCATCACCTGTCATATTTTCTACGGCATCTGAAACTGTACTTTCTCCAGTACTTGTTAGTTTTCCTGAAAGAGCATCTTTAATTTGCTGTGCTGCAATTTCTCCGCCCTCTTTCATTGCGGTCTTCATTTTTTCTTCTGGACTACTCTTCTTCCCAAATAAGCCACCCATTAGATCTTGTGTCATCATTTTGGATAGCTCTCGTGCACCTTCTTTAAGTACGTTTTCACCCATCTTTCCTAAGAAGTCAGTGAAACTACTTTCAGCTCCAGTAATAAGTTCTTCGATACCTGATGCCATATTTGTTTCAAAGGCGGATTTTAGTGTGTCTCCTAATACTGCAGCCCTGTCAATTTGTCTTTCTAGAGACTCTTCTTGGAAGTTTAACATCATTAATTGATGTTGATAATTTGCCTGCATCGCAGGGTCTAGGCTTCCATCTACTTCATTTAGTTTTGCAATAATATTGTTTCTTTTTATTTCTACTTCTAAAAGTTTTTTCTGGCGCTCTAGTTCTTTTGCCTCCATTGGGGTTGCTCCAATTTTTGCCCCTGCAATAATACCCTGAAGTCTTAACTTCTCATTTAGGAAACCAATTTCAATAGTCTGAAGTCTTTCAATTTTCTCTATTTGCTCATTTAATAACTGTATCTCTGCCCTTCTTCCTTGATACGCATCCATGCCCATGATAGTGGTTCGAGTATCTTTCAGCAGTTTTAATAAGTCTGTTTGACCTGTTTTCAAAAACTTAATACCATTTACCTGAGAAGTATACTGTTTAGTTATTTCTTTTAACTGCATCTTTACAAAAGTTGCTTTTTGACCTGTTTCTGAAAACTGCTTACCAAGTTCTTTGAATTCTTTTGTCAATGCAGGAGTTAGTTTTTCGCCATCAAGCAACATATTAAGAAGAGTTAAGAATCTACCGCCTGCCTCAGTAGAAGCCATCTTAGTAGCTTCTAGGCCGCCTTTCAACACTTTTAGTGATTGTCCCATTTGCTCGGTAGCTGCATTAATATCCGCTTTATCAGTAACTAATTTATCTAATAAACCTGGTGCACCTTTGCCTACCTTTCTTTTTTCTCTATTATAGTCTCCACTACCTTTAACAATAGTTGTCGAATCTAACTGTTTTCTTGCCTCTGCTACTGACATTTTTTGCGCTTGGATCAATTCTTGGAATCTTTTAGTTCTTTCCTTCATGCTTATTAC